GCGTGTGCCCTTCTAAACTGCTCCCCGAGCGTCTGGTCTGCGTATCGGTTCGCCGGTAACTTTGCTTCAACGTCGCCGATGATGTCGTAATCGTTAATATATGGCTGCCAACCTTCGCGGCTAGCCGGTCGCGTTGCTTCCAACTGTGGAACCAGTGTCGTGAGGTCCGAAGCGGTCAACCCGGTAAGGAAAGCCGCCCGGACCACACGAAGGCGACCACGCTCCGACATCAATCGAACCTTGACATTCGTCGCGCCTGGGTCGTCGTCCACTTGGTAGTTGATTTGGTAATATCCGGCACGATCAACGGCTGCGGTTAACTCGTCAGCCGATAGCGTACACCTCCATTTATTGTGATAGATGGTGCCGGTAGCATCCGAAGGCACGCCAACCGGTAAAGCCTCCGCGAGAATCAACTCGTTTTGAGCGTCGTCGAAATGGCTTACATTTACGGCGAACTGCCCGAAGCCCGCGAGGTGTAGATACCACCCGCCCGCGCCAGTGCTGCCAACCAATCCAGCGAACGCCGCCGAGCTTAACGCGCCAAGGCTTAACCGATACGCATCAGGCACGCCGCTAACAGATTGCGACGCCGACGCTTCGAGTGTCTTTGTTGCGCTTGTGCCGTTTGCGTAAAACGTGACCGAGGGTGCGCCGGTCGGGTCTGGCAAGTAAGCCGGGCACCACTCGAAGGCTCTTGCTTGCCCTATTTGAACTTGAAAGATCATCGTCTCCGCCTCCTCTTTTTCTTGCGCTTGCCTTTTGCCGCTCGCTCGTTTGCTTGATTAATGTCGGATAGTGTACCACGCTGTAATCCAAGGTCGGACAAAATTTCATCGTCGTCGATTACTGCGCGAACGTCGTGCCGGCAATTGTAACCGCCACCCGAGATTCGCGGGTGTGTAGCGGTTTGCCCATTTCGCAGCTTACTGAAGTCTGCGAGCTTAAAAGCCTTATTAACAAGGGCGTCACAAAACGGGCGCGTTATACGGTCATCCGGTCCAATGTAGGCCATCAGAAACCGCTCGCCGTCTGGGTCAATACTGCGCCGTGTGGTTTCATTTACAAACCGGTCCGCCTCGGCTAGCTGTGTGCGTGCTTCGGTTGTAGCTCGCCCGATGCTTTGCTCTTGCTCGTCTGCTATGCGCTGCGCAACCTCTGCAGTCGGTATCTCGCCCAAGTTGGTTAAGATGCCCTGACGAATACGCACCGCCGCCGCTCTATCGATAGTCGTGCGAAGTGCCTCGTCAAGCGTGTTGGTGATGTAGCTACCTATAAGCGCCTCCGCGCCTACCGTGTCGAGTGCGCCCTGTGCGGCTATTCCTTGCGATACAAGCGACTGTTCCGCCATACCTGCCAATCTGGTCACGGCTTCGGTTATCTTCTCTCTGGCGGCTAAACTGCCACTCTGAGCGATAAAATCTTCGATGTCTTCGAGGTCGGCGGCAGATACGACCGCCTTTACTGCGTCCGCGTCTGTAACTGACTGGATAAGCCGCTCGAAGTTAGTGCGACCAACTAGGCGACCATCAGAGCCGTCCGGTGGGTAAATCAAATCTGGGTCTACGCCTAAAGATGCGGCAATCCTGCGCCCTACATTCTCAGCGAGCGCAAACGACAGGTCTTCAAAGTCTTCGACCGTCTTGTTTTGTAACTTGTGGCTGGCGTTAAGCAATCGCCGAAGGTCTGGCGATGCCATGATTACGCCTCTTTGATTTCTTCGATAAGTGCGGCGAGCCGCTCCTCGTCCGCTTCTTTAATAATCTCGTCAGCCTCTGGCGTGCTCTCGATGTCTTCGCCTGCAAGAATCGAAGCTAACAATTTTCGTTTAGTAAAATGAAGCGCGAGCGCCACCCCGTGGACATCAACGGAGAGTAAAACATCCTCGGGGCTTTGCTCACTTTGTTCGGCTTCAATTGGCGCGGGCGGCTCTGCTTTTGGCTTTGCCGCCTTTGCCGGTTCTTCGAGAACTAAAACGTTTATCCTGCCCTGCCTTTTAAGGCTGTGCAAAATCTTTCTAGCTCTCTCATCGGATAACCAAGCCACACCGCCGTCGGTGATATATTTCGCCCGGCTGTCGTGAACAAACGGTAAGCCGTTTAGACGATATGGTTTCATGCTATCCGACATTCTGCGCTCCTAGGTTACCCCATGTTGTAAACGATAGTACCCTTATCGGTATCGAGTGCAACACTTTCGCAGAAATACTCGGCGATAGCTTCAAAGTTTTGAGGCATAACACCGGGCTCTGGTCCCATCTGGACGTCCATCTTGCCGATGAGCTTGGCGAAAGCGCCTGCGCCGTTCAGGACTCGTGGAGCCTGACCGCTGCGGATGCTTAACGACATCTCGCCCGCTGAGCCAATCCACAATCGATCTGACGGGAATACATACGACGTTGCGCTTGCTTGCCCGTGGTTCGCTGTGTCCTGGATTGCGTCAGAAATGATCACTTCGTCCAGTTCGAGGTATTCCTTCAGAACGGAAGTTACATGAGAAATCGGAGCGGCAGACGCGCCGTTAACCATTGCGACACCCTTAGTTGCATCGCCCACGATAGAGCGACCGAGGATGCTTGCTTCACGTTGAAGACGATTCGCCACACCACGACCAAGATACATGGAATTGATAGGTGCAGTTGACCGAAGTCGAGCGGAGTCGATAACGCTGCTCATGACTTCCATGAAGTCCGAAGACGAATCGAGGTCTGTACCGCCAACTGCGCCAGCTTGCCAATCTACTTCAGTCCAACCGGCAGGTGCGCGGTCTGGGCTAGCGTCGCCAGAGATAGCAGTAAAGAAAGCGGAACAGTATCGCTCAAGCTTCATGTGTACCGACATCATCGCACGCTGTACGAGCATCATCTCTTCGTCTTCAGAAGACAAAAAGCCATTCTCAAGGAATGGTAAAGGGATCGAAGTCTTGCCGTCGAACTGCTTGAGGCTAAAGTCGATTTCGTTATAAGCGAAGTTCTCGACCATATCGCGCGGGCTGTTGATTGGCTTTGCAACGCTACCTTCGGCGGCAGCGCCCAAGAGGTCGCGCTTGTTTCTTACGAGTAGTTTGCCGTGAAGAAAACCGGGGTTACCAGTTAAGTCAACGGTACGACCGCGAGCGATTCCACCCTCTGCGAGTCCGGGAATACCGAAGATGCGAGGATAAGCGAGGTTCATGCCCTTTAAATCGGGACTAGGATCGATCAACGCATCGCGGAGAATCGATTTCGGGTTCAGGCTTTGATAGTTAAGTGCCATTTTAATAAATCCTTAATTCAAGTGTTTCGATTATGCGTCAAGCAATCGCTCGGCCCATGATGCAACCTGTACGACAATGAAGTCACCGGATGCTGGAGCGGCGTGACCAGGCTTAGGACACCAAATTGCGTGCACTGGGTTAGTGTCGCCAGCTTTTACAAACTTGCCGTCGCTGTTCACTGTGAGCTTTGTCTCTTCTTCGCCGTTGGCAATGTTGAGGGCTTCGCCACAGATAGCGCGGCAGTACTCACCAGGACCGAAAAAGCGGATTCCGTCACCGTCTGCGGCTGCGGCTTCTGCTGCGATTCCGTAGAATACATCAGCGCCTGAACTGTCGCACTGTGCGACCTTCTGCTTGTCATCACCTAAACGAACACCAAGACCAGCGCCGATGGCTTCCTCGGCTGTACCAGTGCACTTGGGGTCGTCAATCTTTACATGTAAAGACATCTTTATTTCTCCTTTGTTGCGTTCACCAAGTCGGGACGCTCAATTTTTGCCATCTTGTGACCCTCAAGCAGGCTCGATGCCTTGCCCTCGGTTACTAACTTGCGAGCGATGCGCGAAAGCTCAACGCCTGCTTCTTCTTTGTCGATTGTGCTCTCAGTCTCAACGCCTGCAACGTCAGACCCGGCGGGCTCACCAACACGGACAACGTTCTCGCCTGGAATGGCGTTAATGATGCCGACGGCAACCTCTGGAGCGGTTCGGCTAAGTTCTGCGAGTTCACCTTCAACGATGAAATCGGCAGGCACTGCGCCGCGCTTCTTTGCCTCTGTCAACGCCTCTTCAACTGGTGCCAGTTTGTCGGGTGCGCCTCGTGCGATGATTGTCTGTCGTGCTAGCTCTGCGGTCTTCTCGTTGTCGCTCAAAAGCGATACTCGAAAGAACTCTCGCTCTGCTTCTAAAACATCATGCTCGGTCAAGAATGCGTCGATCTCTGCCTCTTTTTCGGCAGTGAATCGCGCAAGCTCTTCGGCTTGATACTTCTTAAGCTCTTCGGTGGTCCGAGAAAGTTCCGCATTTACGGTCTCAAATCGGCGAGCTAGTTCTACAACCGGCGCGCCCTCATCAAGTCCCGCCGCTTTATAAATGCTGCGGGCTTCCTCGGAGTCACGAGCTAACAAAACATCAACCGTCTTTTCGATTGCTTCTGTCATGTCTTTTGACTCCTCAATTATGGCGGAATCGCCCGCCGTGGTTAAAACTTCTGGTGCTTCTATTTTAATCTCTTCTCGCTCGGTTGTCACCGTTGCACGAGATAACGCGACGGCTTCCATTGAGTCTTGTCGTGGTAGTGTAGTCAAAGAGACTACATCCATGTACGACTCGCCCAATCTTTCGCCGGTTGCCGGGTGGTATGCTGGTCGCATCTTTACCCGTGGGCTAATACGCATTGCAGTCTTTCCGTCTTCGGTCATAGCCGCAACAAGTAACCCCATGCCGAGCTTAGTCCATGCCTTGCGAGCATAGATTCCGCGGCGCTGCTCGTCATAGTAAACCGCTTCGATTTGCCCATAGGGTCGGCGGTCGCTCCCGTCCTGTCCGCGCTGCCCGCCCTCGATGCCATGCTCGAAACTAACCGGCACAACGTGACCGGCTTCAATCATGCGCTGCGTAGTGCGTGAGATTTCGCGTGCGCCCTCTTCGGTGAGATTTAAAACCATCTCGCCCGAGTCGAGGTCGTACAACGGTCCGAGCCGCATAACGTGCAAATCCTTCTCGCGCTCTGGGTCGATATCGTCTTTGGTAATCATTGGAGTCAGAACGCCATTCGGGTCGCGATACTCTGCGAGCGGGTCGCCTGGTTTCGGCTCGAATGCCATGTCTTTTTCGCCTTCGTTCCATCCAAGCTCGACGGCTTGCTCTTGCTCTGGCTGGCTCATTTGACCACCTTCTTTCAATTCTTCTGATTTGTTGCGAAGCCATGCGCGTCCGCGGTCGTTGGCATCGCTGCCCCAAAGTAACCAAGCGACGAAGCCCGGCGTTTCTGCGCCTTTAATATTCCAGCGCCGCCCGCCTTTAAGCTTGCGGTCGCTTTCGTGACGCTCGAACCATGCTGCCGCCTTGATTATCTTCTCTTCAGACCATTCGCCAGACTGCGCGCCGATGGTCGCCATCCGTACCGTCGCTTCGCGCAACCCTTGCCCACTGCGCCCTGCCTCGTGCAACTTTAGACCCTTGCGCAATGCGTCGCGTACATACATCGGCAAACGCACCATGCGCCCGAGTTCTCGGCTTGCTTCGTCATCCTTGCGTTTCGCTCGTGGATGCCCTGCGGGTAAAAGGTCGTTGTCGGTTGTGTACTTTGGATTCTTTGGCTTGCCTTCTTTAAGTAGATGAAGAAAAGCGTTTACGCGACCCATTGCCCACTGTCCGCGCGTCATGCCGGGTCGATGGCTTGCACTAAATGCGCCCGCGCCTCGACGATAGACCGCTTTAAGCACGCCGATATCGGTGCGCTTTGTCAGGTCACCTTTCACGTCTTCGTTGTGTGCTTGAACCTTGTTCATCAAGCCGGTTTCGGTCGGCTCGTCTAGCTCGATGCCGCCGCGCTTGTCTGCTGCGCTTTCTGGCTTGTTCTTGTCGCTGCCCTTGATTCGTTCTTCAGGTTTTGCCGGTGTGCTTGCGTCGCTCTTCGCCATCTCTTCGGGCTCGGCTTGCTGCTTGGCTGCTGGCTCGACGTTGTAGGCTGCGAGGTCATGCTCTTCAAGCCATGAAACGAAGTCCTCGACAGTCCATAAAGAGGCATCGGCGCGAACGCTTTGGATCTCGCTCGTGCCGTCTTCTTTGATGCCGTAGATGAAATCGATGCCATCGGGCGCGACTTCTTCGTGTACTCGTCGAAGGTCTTTAAAACGCTCGGGGTCGGTCTGCCGGGCCGTATGCTCTGACTTGTAGGGCATTAGTCTTGCTCCTCCGCCTCTGGCTCTTGCTCCGGCTCTTGGTCGTCGTCCTCGTCAACTAAACGCTTGACGAATGGATTCGCGGTTGCGGCGCTCTTGCCCGGTTGCGCTGCTTCTCGTTGCCCTTGCGCGGTCTTTAGTCGCCCGCCTGCCTGCACTGCGATTCTGTCGTCTTGTGTCGGCGTGTCTTCTGGTGGCTCCGGTAGGTCGGAAGCCGCACGGACTGCCCGCTCATCTTCAGGCGAAACGGTTACGATGCCTTGGCTCACAAACTGCGCGAAGGCTGCCGCGTTTGTCTGCCACCACGGAGTGACGACGGCACCACGCTCGAAGCTAACACGCGGCCATTCGCTGCGGTCTAGCTGTGAGAAATTCGCCTTCATAAAACGCGCAACGGTTTGACGGTTTAGAGCGTTGCAAATCCATTGCAGCGCGTCGATGGTTGCGTCTTCAATTACTCGGCTCTGCACGTCTACCATTGAGCGGCTGCCCGATGTGCCCGACCGCCCTTGCGTAACCCATGCGATGTAAAGACGTTCCGCCATTGCTCGCTGGTGGTGGTCCGCTGATTCTAGTAGTGGCGCGGGGTTGTAAGTGTGCTGTGTGGCTCGTGGTGAGAAATCCCACCAATCCGGGTGCAATAGGTGCCCGTTCTCTTCGCTGTGTAAGTTGCTCAACTTGCTCGCCATGTCGCCGATTTCGTTTACGAAGTCGAGCCGGTTCGGTGGTGCGCCATCTGCACCGTTTGCGAACTGTGAAAACCTGTCGAGTAGTAGCTTGCCCTGTTGCGGTGGGTCTGCGTACTTGTTGGCGGCTAAGTCTTCGAGCCGGTAACGTAGCTCGGCGCTTCTCCAGTGCCCATAACAGGCACGAAAGACCGAACGCCCCGAGAACCACCCAAGATCAGGACGGTTAACGAGCCAGAGTGTTTCGCGCATCGGCAGCACTCTCGAAGCCACTTGCCCGGCGATGTATCCGTAACGCTGCACAACGCCGAGTAACTGCTCGGTGTTCTCTTCTGTAACATAGGCATCATATGACTCTTGTCGGCGTCGGTGTAGGCTAATGTAGTAAAGACCATCGTCTTCGTCGTACTCGTAAGCCTCAGACATTGCGACGTGCCCAAAGGTTCGAGCGCTCATCAAGTGCCGGAGTAAATCGTCGGTCGTCATGTCGCCCATACGCCCGCCGGCGTCTTCGTACTTACCAAGACCGAGCCATCGCTCCATTGCTTCGGCTGCTTCTGGGCTCGTGTTCTCGTTGCGCTTTACTGATAGTTTGCACTTGGTAACAAGCCCGCAAAGATACTCTTCGGCTAGGCTTAAAATCGCAGACGTGCGCAACATGCGCCCAATCATCAAGGCTCGGCGTCGTGGTGCTCGAAACTCGATATTATGCTCGTACTCGTGTCCAAGCTTGCCGCCTGTGATACGTGTGCCGCTGTAGCCTGCGGGCACGCTGGGCAATTCTTCGGGCAACTCCAGAAACTCGGCGGCTCGGTCTTTTGATATGGTGTAGAGTGTTGACATATTGCCCCTATTTTATCCGGTTAGCAATTTGCGCACAATGTAAGAAAATCGCGCACGCCCGCGCCTATTGTACTACATGCCGCACACGATGTCGTCAATGGTGGTATAAAAACAAAACCCGCAAGCGGTTAAGCCTGCGGGTTTCGGACTCCAAATCTACCGAAACGAATTTCCGGTTCGTGGATATTACTTAAACTTAGCCCCGCTGGCAACTGACATCAGAAAAACAAGAAGGGCTCAAGCGTAAGCCTAAGCCCTTCATGCGCCCACTGAGACAAGGCGAAAACCAAGGAGACAAGTTTGCAGACCGACTCCCGACCTTTGTACCGCGACTTAAGAAAAATCACCGGCAATATGAAAGTGCCAAATCGCGCTTCGATACTCTCAAACAATATCAAAAGCCCACTTCGTTGACAATGGTCATAAGTGCTCGGATGATTTTATTTCGAGACTCTGCCAAATCTTTAGCGGTGGCGAGCTTGCCTTGTAGTCCCTCGATTGCGTCCTCGGTGCCGCTCGATTTTGCCGCTAAGGTGTCGGCTTGCTCTGCTAGGTCAACCATTCTGTTAGTGGTCGACGCTAGCTGTATCTGTAGGCGCTGCACTTCTTTCTTTGCGTCTTCATCTGCACCCGCAAGCGAGAACAGTTGCTCGACCTTCGCCCCTCGCACGTCGGCAAGTTTGCCGGATGCGTTGGATTCGATTGCGTCAATCTTCGCCAGTGTCGCCTGGCTCACTGTCACCATTACCATCTGCGTCGTTAGCTCCGCTTTCGTCGCGTACTTCTTCTTCTTTGAGTAGGTCGCCATATTCAACTCCGTTTTCTTTTAACCTGTTCTCGAACTCTTGTATTAGCTGCATCGCTTTCGCTAGCTGCTTCTCTCTCATCTGCATTTTTTGGGCTAGGCTCTCGGCTACCTCTAGGGCATACGCGAGCCGGTTCATGATAGCATTACCACGCGCCACGGGTAGCGAATACGTATTGCCATCTTTGTCGCGTACCGCCGAAAGTCCCTTGATAAAATTCGCGGGTAGTCGAAGCTTTACGTCGCGCCATGTGTCGATTGGTTTACTCTTTGGTGCTTTCTTTTTCACTGTCTGCCCTTTCTTCGGCTACCTGGGCAAACGTGCGCCCGTCTTCGTGTGTGGCTTCTTTGCCCGTGTAATCTTGCCATCGCTTGACGATGACGTCTACCCATTGCGGCAATAGTTCCATAGTAAAGCATCGCCGCCCCGTAGCCTCTGCGCCCGCAAGCGTTGCGCCCGAACCGCCGAACGGTTCGACGACTAAGCCGCCACTCTCGGCGCTCGATTTCATAACGCGGCGCATCATGTCAACGGGCTTTGGCGTTGCGTGCCCGTGTCGGTCTTCGCCCTGCACCCGTGGGAATTGCCAAACGTCGGTCATGTTGTCGTGCGTATTGTCGAAAAACGCGCGGGTCGCGTAAAACTCGCGCTTTAAGTCGTCGTACTCGCGCTTGAATGCGTCGCCCTTCGCTTCGGCTTGCCAAGCCTTGTAAACCTTTTCTGTGGGCATGGACCATTGTGACGCATCGAACCAATGGCACCCGCTTTTTATGCTGTGACCCGCTGCGCGTTTCGCCCATTTAATGTCGCCCACTTTCGCAAGCTCCGATTTCAAATAGACCCGTATCGGCTCCCAGCCCTCCCAATAGTTGTCGGCGTTATTGTTGAATCCTTGCTCGCCTAGCATGAAAAACAAAGCGCGCTCTGTCTCGTTTGGATATAGTCGCAAACCTTCCGCACCTAGATGACTAATGCCGCCCGCACCCGCTGAACCTTTCGACCAAACAATCTCGTTTCTGAACGTCAACCGCTCCGAATCGCGCAAGCCGCCCGAATACCAAAGCCGCCACAAGTCCTCGGCATTGCCCCAAATGTACGCGCTTGCGTTGTCTTCAAGATGCGGTCGAAACGCCGCCCACCATTGCATCTGGAACGCGTCTAGTTTCTCGCGGTACAGGTTATCGTTTGCGACGCCTTCGCCCTCTTTACCCATGCCATACGGTGGGTCTGCGTGTAGAAGTTGCGCCCGCTCGCCATTCATAAGTCGCGCCACGTCTTCGGCGCTGGTAGAGTCGCCACACAATACCCGATGCTCGCCAAGTATCCACAAATCACCGCGCTTGCTTGTCGGTACGGCTTCGACTTCTGGCACTGCGTCTGCATCACCTGCGGGCTCGTCTTCTTCGCCGTCGATGCTGCCGAAATCTATTTCGGGCAATTCGTCATCGAACCAAAACTCACCAAGGTCTAACTCTTCGCCGATTTTCTCTAGTGCCTCCATATCCCATTCGAGCCCAACCTCGGCGACTCGATTGTCGGCAATTGCCAAGCCGCGACCCTGTGGGCTGTCGAGGTCCAGGTCGGTACGCTTAACGATGACAACGCGCGACCCGTCAGTCTCAATCATCACGGCATCCTCTAAACCGATAGCGCCGGCGGCTTCGATTGTCTTGTTGCCTGCGATAATTCGCCCCGCCTTATCGACGAGCACCGAGCGCCCTGCGCCGTACTCTCGGAGCGACTTCTCAAGCATACCCGAGCCGCGCTGCGTGCCTTTGTTTGCATTGATATCGTCGGGCGTTAGTTCGGAAAGTTTGACCTTTTTCATAGTGTCCCTTCGTGACGGTTGCACGGTTGCGGCGATTATGAGCATAATGCAACCCCGATGCAACCCCTAAAAACAGAGGGCGAAACATGAAAACACGTAAACGGTCTGCAACCCCCGAAGAAAAAAAACGAGCCTTCGAGCTATTGTCTGACGGCTGGAGCATTCCGCAACTAGAGAAGGAACTCGGCATCAATCGCGGCACGCTCTCACGGTGGCGGAGAACGACCGAGTTCGCGCTATTCCACGCAAACAGGACCACCGGCGCGGCTGCTAAACCTGTCGCGGTTGTCGAGTATCAAAAGCCGGTGGACGTGCAACAAACAAAAGTCCTCGAATCCAAATCAAGCGGCGACCTAGATTCAACCGAAGCTCGCGGCAAGTTCCTTCAGGCTGTCGGCGTCGGCGGTCTTGCCTGGGCTCAAGATTATAGCGGAGCCAATGACGAGCAGGTCGCTCGGTTCATTCGTGATCTCGATATTCGCAAGGCGCACGCCAAGCCGAGAATCATGGCGCTAACTTCGATGCTCAAAATGGCAACGAGTGAAGACGTGCCGCACGCCGTAAGGGTCAAGGCTCTTACTGACTGGTGGCGTCTGGCTGACAACAATCTAAACGGCGGAACGCCCATGATTAACATCGACGCACGCAATACGACCGACGAAGCGCCAAAGGTCGCGGAGTTCTTAGCCGACAAGATACGCGAAGAGCTAGCCGAAGCCGTCAACGTCGATTTAATGGCATCAGTGCGGGAAGAAATCGAATAGATGGATATACTAGAGCAATGGAACCCAAACGCGGCACAAACGAAGTTTCTCGCGCTCTGGTGGTCTAAAAAATACCCGATCGTATCGATGGTCGGCGGCTGGGGTGTCGGAAAGACTCGACTCGTCGCTATGCTGTGCCATGCAAGCCACCACGACGACCCCGGGATTAATGGTTGCTACGTCACCGACTCAATGGGTCGAGGCGCTCGAACCGTCGCGCGTGAGCTTGCCGAGTTGCTAGAGCCGCTCGGGTGGCAGTATCGAAACGCCTACAAGGGTCAACCGTCGCCACACTGGATAAGCCCGGAGCGACACGGAAAGCAAACCATCGTCTGGGCGCTATCGTGGAAGCGTCCCGCCGGTAAAGCGTTGGCGGCTAACTCGTTAGAAGGACCGGATCTTGGTTTCGCTATTCTTGACGAGGCGCAACTCGTAAACAGCGAAGTCGGCACCGCTATGGCTGGACGTGTCCGTTCCGGTAACCCTGGGCGAATCGCTCTGCTCGGCAAACCTACTTACTCGCCATGGTGGACCAAGTTCGCCGATGACCGTGGCGGCGTCGGGTTTTCGTGTCCAAGTAAAGCAAACCGCAAGAACCTTCCAAATTATGACGCCTGGGAAGCTACACTGTCACACCGCGAAGTCTTGGAAAACCTGTACTGCATTCCGCAAGCCCCTATCGGCGCGGTCTTCGACATGTGGAGCCCGGACCCCTACCCGTCAGGCAACATAACCCCGCCCGATTGGAAGCCCGAACCGTGGATGCGTACCATGGTCACAATGGACTTCGGTGTACGTTCACCCTCTGCCTTAGTCATAAGCCACGACCCCCGCATAGGCGAGCATGGTGCCGACGTGATATGGAGCGAGGCGAACCCCGACCGCGCCAGCGTCTTCGACTTGTGTGCTCTACTGCGCAAAGGGTATCCGACATTTAACATTCCCGGCATCCATCCAAGCTACCGAAAGCACGACCAGCCGCTCGGAACGATACCAGTACAAGCCGCCTATGGCGACCGCGCCGGGCGTAACATGCGAGACGATGCGAATATGACTAGTGCCATGAGCGACGTGCTAACCGCGCCGGACGTCGGCGGGCTCGGGCTTAAAGTGCGGTTTACTGACGAGCCGGGAAGGGTAGACGTTAACGCGGGCATTCGACTACTCTGGCGGCTGATACAAAACAACTCGGGCGAGCGTCGACTCTTATGCTCTCATGACCTCTGGAACTACGGCACGCAAGCCGGCGGGCGTAGCTTTGCAAAGTCTATCACGGGTTACAGTTGGCAAGGTGGCTCGAAGGATGTGCCGAGGAAAGACGGAGTTAACGACCACGCCTGCGACGCGCTGCGATACTGGGCAATCAATACCCGCTGGGAAGGCTCCGAGGTTGTGCGGACTGCACGCGGAGCGTTTAAACACACACTAGACGCCGAGAAAGCGCCGCGTGTGGCGTTTAAGCCGGGCGACCTACGTTAGGCTACCGGATTATGTGCTCGCGCCCTTAAAACACCCTTATTCGCCTTGGATAGCTTTTCGTTGCCCTGGTACGCGTTGACGTTGTAGCTCACCGGTAGCGACATCGGGCCTTTGATTGTGCCCGGTGGCGTGCTGCCCCACTTGCGCGGAGTTGCCTTGGTCGGGTTAGTAGATGCTGACATCATGCACACCTTACCGCGAGCAGGTCGCCGTCAAATCGCCACACCCGATTTCGACAATTCGACACCGCGCCCGCGCCCTCTATGCTGAAACCGTTTGCCTCGAACCAGCGCCGGCGAAGTTCCGCGCTCGTAAATCTTGCCCAGTTTAGATTACTCATAAGACCTCCATCCGGGGCTAAGTGCCCCGATGCCTTAGTTTATCAATTAAACCTCTTTAGTTCAAACTCATCAAACATTCGAGCAACTTATCAAGCTGCGCGAGGCTTAGGCTTTCGAGTCGCTTGTTTATCTGCTCTACTAGCCCATCGTGCTCAAACTGGCAATCCGGGCACCCGCCTTCGTGAGCGTAATGCTTGGTCCCGTGGTCCGGGCATGTGGTCAAGGTGTGCCCCGTTACATATTGATCGTGGTTTGTCATCTTGTCTCTCCGTTGTTTGTTTGTTTCCCTTACCTGTTCTTAGTTATATAGACCCTTTTCGTATTAAGCAAGTAAAAGGTTAACTTTTTTTTGATGCCTGCTTTTTATGTGCGGTTAAGGCTCGCGGCTGGGGTCGAGAATATAGCGAATCCACGCAAACGGTTTGCGGTCGTCGAGGTAGTGCGGGTCGATGTCGTTGTCATAGGCTTCGCGCTCGAATGGGCTGCACCTGTAGCCTCGTGCCCCGTCACAATACCAGATAGTAAGCACGAGCCAGAACGCCAAGTAGAGAACCCACTGTAGCGCGAAGCCGAGTTCTCGCTGCTGTAGGTAATGAATGCGCTCGTGGTTCCTGACCCTGGTATTAGCTGGACCACGGCACCAGACCCACCACCCGAAGCTAATCGCATAAATTTTAATCGGCGCAAACTTCGAGAGAAATGCCGGAACTTTGCTGTATTCGTAGAATATCGGATATTTCATACATGCCCCCACGTTTGGCGACATTGTGCCAGAGTGTGCGCAATTGTGCGAGGCTTAGTTACTGCTGCGAGCTATCGCCGAAATCGTTGAAAAGTGTAGCCCGTAGTCCGCTGCAATGCTTTTCAGCGTTTCGCCGCGCTGCCTGCGTAGCCGTATCCGCTCGCGGTCCTGTGTGGATGTTTTGGCGTTGCCGTTATTCTCGCCCCTCTGTGGCGCACATCGCCCCGCCTTCACTCTGTCGCCCGCGTTTTGCTTGTGTGTTCCGCTGGTAAGATGTGCCGGGTTTATACATTTCGGATTATGGCAAGTGTGCCGCACTATATGCCCCTCGGCTAGCTCGCCATGAGCCAACTCGTACGCCAGACGGTGAGCCGCAAAGCTGTAAGCCTTGCCACGGCTGCGGATTGTTATTCGCCCATATCCGCCTTTCGCCGCGCCCGTTCCGGCGTACTCGATGCACTCAAGCGTATTCGCGCTTTCGATTTGCCTGCGTATCCGCTCTTGCGCCTCGATCTTCATGCCGTCTCTTTAAATGTTAGCCGGTTGTTTCGGGATAGCGTACACGAATAGTCAGAGCCTGACACCTTGCGCCGGTGTGCCATCTTCGCGCGTATTTGGTTCTCGATTATGTCGCGCTGCTCTTTCTGCTTTGCCTCCGTATTCTTTACCGCCTGCCGAAGTGTAAGTAATGCGTCAAGCTCTGGCTCTGCTTCGCTCTCTGCTGTCCGTTCTTCGTGTAAGCCAAACAAACCCACGCGGCAAGCCTTCGAGCCGTCTACGTCCGGAACCTCGCCGCCTACGATGTGGCGCGTAAACCAATCGCGAAGCTTTGGAATCGTGTGCTCACCGTATCGCGGGTCGCGCTCTATCTCGTGGGTGATTAGCTTGGCGGCTTTACGTGTGAGTGCAAAGTCTACATCATCAGCCGTGTCGAGCATCCTAAACACCTCGGGGAAGGCTTGAAGCGCTACCAGTACGCCACGGTCAAGATTGAATGCCCATAAATAATGCTGCACCTGTAGCCAGTAATGATTTGGCACCGGGTCAATCGTTGCGTAGCTGCTCGCCGTCTTGATTTCGATTATAGCTTGCCGCTTGCCGTCTACGTACCCGAAGCGGTCCGCCGATGCGCTAAATACGTCGTCGATGATTGTGGTCGTCTCTGCTGGCTCTACAAGGTCAATGCCAAGCACGCCTTGCGCTATCTCTGCAATCGGACCCTCTAGCCGTGTGCCGCGCTCCATCGCCTCATTGGGCTCGATGGTGGTGCCGTTGACGATACGGTCCCAAGCGTCCCACGGTCCTGACCACGGGTTAAGTCCAAGAATGGACGACACCGCCGTCCCGCCGATGGTCCTGGTTTGTATGTACTTCATTGGTTCGCCCTTATTCCGTATTCCTTCGGCTCGGTTGTAATCATGCGCGGACCTACCCATGTGGGCGCAACGAACTTAACGACCTTCCTTCTCTTCTCCTTGGGAATCCTGAGCCCGTCGGCATCGAGTCGAGCGCCGGTGTAGTACGTATGCAAGTGCCCGCGCCTAATGTGCCCGCTCGATAGCTTTGCGCCTGTGATGCCTTGCTCTACTGCCTTACGCTCTAATGTCGGCTCAATCCATATCTTACGCTTGCCTACCATCTGATTTAGAGCCTTGCGAATCTTCGACTTTTTGCCGCTATTGAGTGCCGCTCTTATCGCTGGCGTAGGGTCTTTGACCTCTCGGTTAACAGAGTCAAGATAGCGCAAAAGCCCATCCAGCACCGTAAGCATCCATCCTGCCTTTGCTCGCCTGTTGCCATATGGCACAAGATTAGAAAGCTCGGTAAACGCGACGTTGTTATGCCCGACCATAAACGAATATCCGTCGTTGTTTGATACGCAGTGCCACGGGTCAAGGGTAAACCCGTCGTCAATCAATACGCAAAGAGAATCCCTTCCGTTGTGCTTCGAATTGCATATGTAAGCGCCCTCAATGTGATCACCAAGATGATCGCCAGTCTTCTCCATGTGGCACTTTAGATAAAAAAACTTGAATGGTAGCTTTTCAATCAAACTCGGAATGAAATCATCTCGATACTCATACGACTTGGCGAGCGCCCTTAGCTCCCCAGTCATCACCGGCCCAAGATTAACCAACGGTGCGCCCTGAGCCTGCCAACACCTAGTAACCGTCAAAAAATGAGCCGAGTACGCTTCTCGCTCGGACCTCATTGGCCGATGTTCGGCTAGAGCACTATTCATCCGTGACAGCCCTATCTCGTCGTCTACGACTTCGAGCATTACCCAACCAGACTCGACAGGCTTCATGCCGAACGAGTCCAATCTCGACATTTCCTCGTCAACCGGTAATACTCCCGACATAACCTGGTTTCGATAAGACCGGTCGAGCAGCGCAAGACCATTCGAAGATATTCTTTCGTAATGCGGCGCGACCGACCCCCATCCGCCGGCGCGGTCTCTGTCATGCTCGCCCGTGCATCCATATGTCTCGTAATCGCTCTTGATCTTTTCTTGTAGATTCATTCCTTAAACTCTCCGTTTAAATGCCCCGCCGAAGCGGAGCGAGTTAATTAGCTAGAGCGCCGAAAGTTTCGCGCTTAACATTTCAATCGCTCTCACCTCTTGCGCGATTGCGTCCTCTAGCTTTTTGATTCTTTGCGCCCTTTCGACCGCAAGCTCTAGCGCCTCGCGCTTCTCTTCAAGCTGTGCAAGCTGCGCGGCTAGCTCTGCCTCGATATCGCTCTCAACCGATACGACTGCGCCGCCAAAGTTAACCGCGACGACGTTCTCGACCGGTGCGGGAGCTTCGACAGTCTCCTCGATTTCGCGGTCTGCGTCTCGCTCCGCTTTCGCGCTCCTCGTCAAGTCGCAATCGAACTTGATAAACTGGTAAAAGTTACAGTGAAAGTAATCTGTCATCGCGTCGCTCTCGTCCCAATTATACTGTGACGCAATCGCCTCAAGCCCTGCCATTAACTCGTTAGCCCAATCCGTGTAACGTACAATCGCACGCTCTACGCCGGTCTCTAGCTGGTAGGATACCGCGCTGCCTTCTGGGTTTGCAGCCTGCCACGCTCGAAAGTCCGGACATATGTGGTTACGCTCTGAAGATACGACGCTCACCGTGATTGACTTATAGTTTCGGCGAGTCACACTAACAGTGCACCCGAAAGCCTTTGCGAATGCTCGCGCCTGCTTGCGGATTGCCTTTGTGATGTCTTTGAGGTCACTTTTTGCGGTTACTGCGTTCATTTTGTTTCTCCGTTTGCGTTGTTCTCTCTACCTGTCCTTAGTTATATAGACGCTTTAAGTATTTTACAAGCATAAAAAAGCACACGGTGGGAAATAATTTATTTCGGATAAGAGTGTTATCTGAATTGTGCGCAAAAACGCCCACGGGTAAAGGCTAGCAGCCGTCTACGTCTTCGCAGTTCTCGAACTTGATTGCTCGGTATCTGCTGGCGAGCTTGAGTACCTTGTCGGCGTACCGTTGCGCCGTGCGCCCTGCTTGCTTGCATCGACGCCCCGAGAAATACGAGCACAAGCCATCGCGAACCCCGCGCCGCTTCGTGTAGTGTCGAAGCGCACGGACACCCGCCTCGATATGGTCGCATGGCTTAGACTTGCACCAGTACCGCGGCAACACCTGCATGACGCCCACCGCGCCGGCGCTGGATACTGCGGAACGTTTAAAGCGCGACTCGTGCCACGCCACCGACATCGCGAGCACTGGGTCGACGCCTTGCGCTTCTGCCTGTCGAGCTACTTCGAGGCAAGCGTCTTCGGTTTGGAACTCGCGCCCCGGTATACTTTGGGCGATATGCGTACAAAGCGAAACAGCGCACAGAAACAGAATCATCACTTATCTCCCCAAATCAAAATCCAAACCCCCACAACCAAGACCCCCACGATCCCCAAAGCTAGCGCCCCGGCTTGAATCGTCACGGGGTCCGCCTGGCTTAAAATGTACTCGGTCGATATTCTCATCACGTCCCTAGCTCATCCGTAAAAAGCCAGACCTGCATCAATGGAAATCCTCTTGTTTTAATCCCGATGCGTTTTTCTCGATGCTGGCTTTAATTATTTCACGCGTTTGTCTTGCTTGTTTGAAGACACGGTACTCGTTTATTGTCTCGACGATTTTATTATCTTTGCACACTTGAAGAAAATTCAAATAAACCATCCAGTCTGACGGTTGAACGATTAAGGCGTCTTTGTTGCGCACCTGTCGCGTATCTTGAGAGAAAATCCACAATCCGCCGGTACGCCTGCCAACGACATTCACATCGAACCTGCTGCCAAGGTCTAGCGCGTCTTTAATCGCTTCACACGTCATCCAAACACCAAGCCTCTCCAGTCCCTTTCGAATCTCAGAATAGCCGTAAAATCGAATGTCGCGCACCTCCTCATAGACTAATTTGTGTCCGTAGATATAATGAGCCACCCTCATCAAATTAAAAACTTCCGGCACTTTCATAATGTCAACTTGTGTATAACTTCGCCCGATTAACTTACTCATCTCTTGTCTCCTTTTTCTCTATCTTCTAGCTCTGTACTCAATCCACGCGCAAGCACCAATGCTCAACGCGCACACAATTAACCAAAACCAAGCCGGCAGCGTGTACCACTGCTGCGGCTCTTCGTATATGTTCACCGCTTGCCCCTCTCCCACCACTCACCAACAAAGTCGAGGAAGTCCGCGAGCCCTATACACACGAACTCGTCATCCGGTGCGCCGTCGTCACGTATAACCGCAATCGGGATCTTGCCCTTACATGTATCGGCGCGAGCCTGCACCATTGCCGCCCGTGGATTTGGCTTCTTTCCGACCTTAGCCTCTACCCAAAAAACAGGGCATTCAACGTCGGGTACCTTGTCTCGACCGAATCGGTTTTGATACTGTAGCCCGCGCCGTACGTCCTCGCCTGGCATAACCTCGGCGAACATCTTCGCGAGCCTGCGCTCGTTTTGTGCGCCCTTACGCCTAGACCTCGCGCCGCTCACTTCGTCACCTCTATCCAGTGCGGCGAGCGCCGGTCGTCAATACTTAGCGCCCCGCTTTCGACGCCCTTCATCACGTAATAACGAGCATGCGCCTTCGAGCGCAAATCAAAGAACTCTTGTATCTCGTTAAACGTCGGCGGTCTCCTCAGTTGCTTTGTAAGATCTTTGACCGCTTGCTTAATCTGCTGCGTGGTTATGCGTTCCATGTATATCTCTCCTCTGTGCCTGGTGTTACTTCCATAAATTTCGAGAACCTGCCCAAGAATCGTAAATCGACGGTCCCCAATGGTCCGCGCCTTTGCTTTGATATGATTAGCTCGGCGGCTTCTGCGTCTGCTTGGTCGTTGTAATATGCCTCCCGATACATAAACCAAACCATATCGGCATCCTGCTCGATTGCGCCTGACTCTCGAAGGTCTGACAATAGCGGCCGGTGGTCTGCTCTGCTTTCGGCTGCTCGGTTTAGTTGCGCCAGTACGATAACCGGGCACTCAAAGTCACGAGCTAGAATCTTGAGCCCACGAGATAACCCGCTGACCTCTTGCTCTCGGTTGCCTGTTTTGTCGCCCCGCATTAGCTGCAGGTAATCGATAACGATAACCGCCGGACCTTTGCCCGTCTTGGCTTTCACTTGGTGCAACTTGCTTCGAATGTACCCGATGCCGACGCCTGGCTTGTCGTAGATGAAAAAGTCGCGCTCTGTAAACGTCGTAACAACCTGCGCGAGCTTGTCAACCTTGCCGCCTATCTGTCCGCGCTGCAAATCTTGGCTTCCGATGTTGCCCTCAGTGCTGAGTATCTTTCCGGCTAGCTGCTCGGCTGGCATCTCAAGCGAGAAAAACGCAACCGTTCCCGATGCGCTTACATTGTACGCGAGATTAAGAGCGAAAGTCGTTTTGCCCATACCAGGACGACCCGCCAAGATAACAAGGTCGCCCGGATGTAAGCCGGTGGTCTTCTTGTCTAGCTCGCTAAAACCTGACGCAAGCCCGGACACCTGCCCGCCATTTTGCATCGCCTCGACTGCGTTACGTAGTGCGGTCTCGGCACCCTCGCGAAGTGTAACGGTTTCGACCTTATCTTGATCCGCCTTGAACGAGGTAATCAACAAATCAAACGCATCAGTTTGAAAACCGTCATGCTCTGGCGTGTCTTCTGCCATCGATGCGATTGACATACACGCCGAAACGATTTGCCGGCGCTCTGCCGATATGCGTATCCGCTTGGCGTATGCCTCGAACCCGAGTGCAGACGCGACCGCGTTTTGAACTTCTGCCACGGTGTCGGCGTTCGCTCCCTCTGCTTTTAATAAAGCCGGCTTCGCCTTTTTACCGTCTGCGCGTACCGCAAGCATCAGCGCCCACAAGTCGCCGTATCTTTGATTTTTAAAATCGGCGGGCAATAAATACTCGCCCGCGTCATCGATAACGCTATCTCTCAAAAGCGCCGCGCCTAATAAAGACCGCTCGCTTTCTGTGCTCTCCGTCAGTTTATGATCCATCTAAAAACCTGCTCAACCTTTCTAGTTCGTCTTGTGTTGCCTTGGCTGCGTGCCCGTGTAACTCCGCCGGGCGATATGCCGGGCGCGTCGGGTTTGCCTTCTGCTCTTGCTTCTCCCTACTAATGCGCTCTCGCTTAACGAAGTTTAGAAGCCTAGTAAAACTGTGATTCTGTCCCGCCTGTATCACCTTCTCCTGGTAGGCGATAACCGCGTCTTCGATTAACTCGATGTCTCGGTTTGCTCTGTCGTACAACTCCGCCCAATTTGTGGAGCGGTCCCAAACCTGGCGGCCTAGCTTTTCGACAATAATGTTTTCGAGTCGTACGATTTTCTCTTGCTCTGTGGGTGGTGTTGCTATACGTGCGCCTGTGCGCGCACTACTACTACCACGTAGTGGTAGTATATTATAAGAAGTGTCATCACCGCTTTTCGGCTTTCCGAATGTTGCATGGTGCAACGTTTGCGGCGGAATGTTGCATGGTGCAACGTTTACCCCTTCGAATGTTGCATGGTGCGACGTTTGAGCCTTGAATGTTGCATGGTGCAACGTTTGACGCATTTCGTTAACACTCAAAACCCGATACTCTGACCGCCCAAGCTTTACAATTAGCCCGGCAGACTCCAACGCTTTAACCGCTCGGTGCAGCGTCCCGCGGTGCATGCCTAAATTTTTCGCCAGTGTGGTTTGACTACATTTAACTACCATGTCACCATTGCACACACTTGTAAGCGCAAGTAGCACAGGGGTAACGGGTGCCGGTGACAGTTTAGCGATAAGCTCGCCGCCGTCTTCATTGAGTAGAAAACAGAAAAGGCTTTTTTGTGGTTCGTTTGACTTCATTGTCCTACACTTACACCGCGGAGGGTTTTATTACAATAAAAATCTTTACACTTGTAAAAGGCTTCCGAAATGGCTAATACTGTCGATGACCTGATAAAGCGTATCGGACTGTTTAAGCGTAAGCGTCCGCAAAATGAGGCGCAAGCGCGGCGGTTCTTTTATTGCGAAAGAGCCAAGCCGGGCGAGCGGTGTTTAATCTCTGGCGACTCTTGCGGGCGTCGTCACTTAGAGGCTAAACACAAGATTGGCATCATGGAACGAGCGGGAGCGGATTACATGGACATTACGCTAACAGGGCACCGGGCGTGCGGTGATTGTGAACTTGGAGAGATTCGCGTCAATCTCTTAAAACTAAAACGGAGAAAGTAATGTCGAGCGTTAACAAAGTTATTTTAGTGGGCAACCTGGGCAGCGACCCGGAGATTAGACAAACGAACGGCGGGCAACCCGTCGCGAATATGCGCATCGCCACGTCGGAAAGCTACACCGACAAGAGCGGGCAGCGTGTCGAGAATACAGAATGGCACACCGTTACCGCCTGGGGTAAAACTGCGGAGCTTTGCGGGCAGTACTTGAGCAAAGGTCGAAAGGTTTACATCGAGGGCAGAATCAAAACCCGCGAATACACAGACCGAGACGGCAACGACCGCAAGGCTTTCGAGGTAGTCGCGAAAGAGGTTGCTTTCCTCGGTGGCGATGGTGGCGGGCAGCGCCAGAGCAACGGCGGAGGCTATAACCAGCAGTCACGAGCCCAAAACCCCGACCGAGCGCCACGACAAAGCGGCGGCGGATGGAATGGCAACGGTGGCGGCAATCAAGGCAACTGGGGCAACAACGGCGGCGGGTCTGACCCGATACCATTCTAGGGGTTGGCTATGAATATGAATGACATCCTTTTCGGTAACACCGGCGACAAGCTCGACGAAATCGCGGAGCTTCGCGCAATGATCATGAAGTCGAACCAAATCATACTCGACTACATCGACGCCGACAGCTTGGAGAAAGCGAACCTTCGCAAGGGTGCCGAAGCTCTGCGCGATATGGTGGCAGTCAATACCCGCGCCATCGAAATGATCGAAGATTCCAACCGCGACGGGTAAATCCGAAGCGCCCCACAAGTAAAATCAACAAAAAGCACCACACCTAAATGACTACAATCATTACGCTTTTACGATTGTTTATATTTCTGCTTTACTTATTATGTACGAAAAACGTATAAATAAGACATGAAGAACGCAGCAAACAAAACAAACGGAGCAAACATGAGCAACCAAATCAAATTCGGAAAAGCGGTAAAAGCAAACAATTGGTCTCCAGCATTTCACCCTGTACTTGTTGAGCGTGACGGACAGTGGATTTCGATCGGCAAGATGGAGGCTAACACTGACGAATTCTTCACTAATGACGGAAGCCAGCGAACCTTGGTTCGTTATTATAGCACCACGGTAAATGGATACTTTCTCTCCGCAGATGTCCGCATCGGCTCTCGATACGACGGCGGGACGATTGTCCAAAGCGCGGCAAGCGCGAAGGCTGCCCTCAAAGTGCAAATCATTGAGGCTCTTGAGTCCTAGAGGCGACAGCCCTAACGCGCCACCCGCTCGAAGTGCATCGGGTCTGGATAGTTTTTCCAGTCCATGCCGCAAGTCCAACCCGCATCGCGAAACACCTGCGCCCACTCTGGGTGCCGGTGCAGCGGCGTGTCCTTCATGCCTACACCGTTAAGACTTGGATCGATATCGAAAGCAATGCCCCACGAGTGACGCGACAGGTTGCGCTTGCTGTCCCATCGCATATGCCGAGGTACCCACGACGCCACACTCTTCGGCGTGTAGCCGCTCACCTTGCAAGCCTTTTCGAATAGCTCGCCAAGCTCGTGAGCGACTAGCCGATGAACCCAAACCTTTTTCCCAGTGTGAAGCGTTAGCCCTACGATGTTTTGACGTACCCACTCGCGCTCGATAATAATCGCGCCCGGTGTATCGGGGTGATCCTTATAGCGGAACGAGCCATAAAAAGCCTCGACCGCTGCTCGCCTTGGTATCGGCTGCGTAAACTGTGGCTTCTTTGCGTCGTGCTTACCTGGTGCCGCTGTCGTCTTGTTTAAAATGCCCTCGATAACTTCGATGGTGGCGGGTCCGGCTAGACCATCAACCTTTAAACCTGCGGCGGCTTGTATAGCTCGCGCACCACACCGGAGCAACTCGCCGAGAACGTCGTCATCATATGCGCCCGCGTCGGCTTTGTTTGCGTTCCATTCTCTCTCAAACTCGCTCATATCACCTCGATGTGTCGTCTAGTAGTCGGAGCATAATATCCTGATGAATATCTAGCTCGAAGCTGTAATCTTCTCGGCGTGCTTGCGCGTCTTGTGGGTGCCTCTTAACTAGCAGCCGACCGCCGACACGTTTACCGAAATGGGTCGCGCTCTCGTCCGCCTCTACGGTCTGGAATAAGTTATGGTGTGCGGTCGTGCCATAAAGCCCTATCAAGTCAACATGTCGCCGCGTATCGTTACCGCCCTTTGCCTTACTCGCCTGGTCGCCGAACGTCGGGTAAATGGTAAGCCCGCGCCGCGCATACTTCCACCACTCGCGAAGGTGCCGCTCAAGGTCTACCGTGTAACCGTGTGCCGGACCATACACGCGAACAATGAGCCGCCACCCTTTAATAGGAGTGAGCCCACCGCTAACGACTGAGCCGTCTGCCATGATTGTGTAATCGTCACGACCTAAAACCTCACGCCGCAACTCTACATAGCCGCGATTCGTTGCCAGTACACACGGCGCACGATTTGCCCCGCGTAGCTGCCGGTGATTGGTGGTGGTCGCTGCTGCTGTCTCGGTGCCATCGAAACCAAGGCGTAAAAATAACGCCTCGCCGATGGTCTGTATGCTTGTCAATGTCGGATAGGCCGCCTGGGTGCTAGGGTAGTTAAACGAAACCCGCCCGTCTGCCTCTAACACGCAAGTCATGAAAGTATTTCCGGCGGTGTATTCTGCATCCTCTAAACATTTGCCGGAGTAAACATCATCGGCATCGCTAACCGAGCCACGAACGCGGAGCCATGTAACGAGATTTTGAACTCTTGCGTTTGAAGGCGCGACATCCGTGACAACCGAACTTGTAACCGGCACAGTTCCAGAAAAAAGTGTTCCGCTCGCATAAAACCCGTGAGTGCTAAAGCTAGCCGAGTAACTTAGCGCGGACCCGTCGGTATTTTGTAAAACCCAATATGTCTCTCCCCCGGAAAAGACGGTGTTCATAATCTTATAACTGATCGTTGCGCCACTGCTAGACGTTGCAGAGATGATGTCGTTAACCGAAAAGTCAGAGACCGTCGCGCCGCTTGTGAATGATGAGGTCATTGGACGAAAAAGGACAGCGTCAATCCCGTTAAAAGTCCAAGATTCAGCCGATACATATTTAAACGAAGTCGCAGTGCTGGATGTTGAAGTCTGCGCTATCTTTAGCCCGCCGACTGAATCATAATCGAGTTGAAATACGCCGCGCTGCCATCGTCCTGACGCCGTGAGCCTGTAAGGCCCCGAGCCCGTCACCGTTTCCGACCCGCTAAAGCCAAACATCGCGCGCGAGGCTTCTAGCTGCGCTCCGCTGCCTGCGTGAGTAAACGTGTGCGACCCTTCAACGTAAAATCTGTCGCTCTCATCTATCCCGCAAGAGAGACTCGTAAACGCGCTCGGCTTACTGACATCGACTATTGAACCAAGATCGCGCCCACTGCGTGAGCCGTAGCCATTCAAAAATGCGATAATATCCGAGTGTGGTGCGCTGCTTGTGTTAGCTGCAACCGTTACCGCGTTACCGGCACGAGTGTAAACCGCCCCAACGTACGGAGAACCGTCAAACTCGCCCGCTATGGCTACTTTCGGTCGCTGTATGATGTTTGCCATTGGTTAAACCCTAAACCCGCCAGGGAGCGCCCTGCTGCGGTTGATTTCGCGGGCTACGTCGCCCGCTATTTGTTGCCCTAGTGCTCGTGTACCCTGCCGAGACAATAAAGCCGGCACGTCGGAAAGTACAATATCGCCGAACTGTATCGAGGCGCGTTGCTCTTGTTGCTCTCTGGTCGGTCCCTCGCTTGTGCGTCGTGGTCCTGATACCGCCCCGCCTGATACACCAGCACCACCACCGCCACCGGCACCGCCGCCACCACTCATCGCCCTTGATGCCATCATCGGCGCGGCTGCCGCCTGTGCAAAGTGTGCAATCGCTGCCGCTTGCTTTGCGATACCTTGCGCGACATTGCCGTCCCCAAAGTGTGATAAAGCGTCCGCCTGGTCGCTTGCGCCCTGGAATCCGTGATAAACGCCCTTCGCTATGATTTGCGCCGCTTCGAGTTTGCCGACAAAAGAGTCGGATGCCCCGACCGCCTCGGCAACGTGTGAAAGCTCGCCGAGCGTATTCGCTACCGCGTCGGCTGCTGCTTCCTCTTGGTTTCTTTGTATTCGCTCCTGCTCTTTCGCGGTCTTTTCTGCTATCTCGACTTCTTTGTCTTGCACGCGCTTTTTAAGTCTAATCTTTTCTTCGTCGTGGATTTTCATTTGCTCTATGCGTGCGTTGTGCTCTGCGACGCGAAGCTCTGACTCTCTCGCCATTCGCTCCTGGCTACCTTGCTGCATAAACTCAAGCTCGAAGCGTAGCTTCTCTTGTGCTCGTGCCTTGTCCGCTTCTGCGGCTGCCGTGTCTTGTGCTGGCGCTTCAACGGCTGCGACTTGCTGCGCCTGCGCTGATTCTCTCGCAACGGCTGCGGTTGCTGCTCTTTCTCTGGCGTCGATGCCGTCTATGGTTGCCTGCGTCTTTGCTCGCTCTTGCGTCACCTGCGCGTCTTTGGCTTTCTTGCTTACTTTTTGCGCGTTTATCTGTGCAATGTTGCCGGACTCTATCGCCTCGGCTGTTCGTCGTCGCGCTGCGGCTAGGTCGATTTCTTTCGCAATCTTCATCGAGCTAACTTTGAGGTCCGCCTTGGAGTTAATGAGGCGTTGCTCTTCAAGCTTGGCGAGTTCGCTTAGGTCGTCGCGTGCTTCAAGCCTTGCGAGACTAATCGTGCGAAGGTTTTCGACCTCACGGATTGCGATTTCGCTCATGGCTTCGATTGACTTTTCTTCCCGCTTGAGTTTATCGATGTTGAGCTTTTCCGCTGTGCGCTCTGCCTGCTGTAGCGCCTTGGTTGACCGCTTGTAGAAATTCTCGGCTGCTTTCTTTTGGGCTTCCTTCGCTTTGCTTCGCGCTTGCGCTTGCTTGATTTCAATACCGAGCGCCTTCTCAATTGCTGCAATAAACTCGCGATTGCCTGCCGCCTCTTCTTTGCGAGCCTTCGCGGCGTCTTTGAGTGCGGCGATTTCGCGGTCTAACGCTGTCACCGTCTTGTCAATAGCCGCCTGGTTTTCTTTGTAGTGCTTTGTCGCGACTGCGATTTGATCAGCATTAACCTTGTACGATTCCTTGCTCTGGAGAATGGCGTCACCAGCCTCGTCGATGGTCTGCTTGTTGTCCCGCACCTTTTCAGTGAAAATGGTCATGCCCGCGTTATTTTCTTCGACCTGATTCTCTGCTTCCTTTAGGTCGTTCTTTAGCTGCTCGAATGCTTCTGGTGCGCCTCGAATCGCCTCAATGCTAAACGCGTCTAACCGCTTTTGAAGTTTTTCGGCTTTTGCTTGTGCGGCTTCGGCGTTGTTTTGAAAGTCTGCCAGAATGCTCTGATTTTCCTGCAACTCTGCGTTCGCGACCCTTCTGGCTTCCTCTAGCCTCTTTTGTCCAGTTAACAGCGCCGCGTTTTGCTCCTCTAGCCCCTTCGCCGAAGACACTGCGTCGTCTTGGCTCTTAATTAGTCCGTCAAACGATAACGCCTGCGTGTTGAGGGTTTGAATTAAGACTTTCGCCGCCTCTGGGCTTGCCGAATACAAATCATTCAGTGCGAGTACCCCGGTCTTGTTATCGTCGATCTTTTGCGTAAGGTTAATGAGCCCGTCCGCTAACTCCTGATTTCCCTTGTTGGCTTCGCGTGCGGCTTTGACCCTTAGCTGCTCCGCTGCAACGAGTCGCGCCTCGCCTTTGAGACGCTTCTCGATGGCGTCCCCTCTTATACCTTCCGAAGCGAGAAAGTCTTTCAAGTCTTGATCGGACTCTTTTCGCTGTGCCTCTCGAACCTCGCGCGCCTTTTCCTCCGCGCCCTCCATCGCAAGCCCTACCGCCCCGGCGACCGCAAGCGCAACCGCGCCGGCTAGCATCGGGCCAGACAAAACTTTAGCGATTCCGCCGACGAGTAGCCGACCATAAGCCGCCCCGGTTGTAGAGCCAGACGCCGCGACTATCGCATTGAACGCCATAAAGCTGGCGCGCATCTTCCCCAACTGCGCAATGAAGACCGGCAAGTATTTTGCAGTGAACGCCACCGACATCGACGCCGCGATCATGTCGATGTTCTTAACGACTAGCGTTCCGATTTTAATAATGCTCGCCAACCCTTTGCCGAAAGCCTTAGCCGCATTGCTGGAGCCATTCATCGCAACGGAAAGCGATTTTAAAAGCTCGTTAAGCGCGGGTAACGTCTGCTCGCCTAGCTCTCTCATCACGCCTTCTTTTAAGCTGTTGAAACTATTAATCGCGCCCTGTGTGCCTGAGTTCATCACGTCGTAGGCTTCACCGCTTGCGCCGATGTCAGTATTAACGCCTTGCACCGTGCTTCGGAAATCTTCCATGTTGCGCCCGGTCAACCCGAGCATTCCGCCGACCGCTTCTGCCCTGCCTGACAGCTTGGCGAGTTGGTCCGCCTGTCCGCCTGTCGCCTTGTTTACGTCTTCAAGTACACCGACGAGCCCTTTTTGCTGTAGAGCTAAAACGCCGACCTGTACGCCTTGCTTTTTAAGTGCCTTCGCAGCCGTGCCACCTTCGCGGCTTAACTCTTTAATTGTAGCGTTGACCCGTGTCACCGCCTCGGCAGTCGGCAAGCCTTGTTTCGTTAGTGTGGCAATTGCGCCAAGCACTTCGTCGAGCCCTATGCCGTAACTCGAAGCGGTAGCCGCTGCACGACCGAAGACCGCGTTTAGCTCTGGAATGGTTGTTACGCCTCGCTTGACGGTTGCGAATAGCTTATCGGCTACACTCGAAGCCGTTTCGCCCTGCTTGCCGAATGCGTTAACGCCTGCCGTCAATAGCTCGACCGACTCAGTGAGCGAGCCACCTGCGGCGACGGCTGACTTGCTTGCCGCTTCGAGGAACTCGGTAACCTGACCGGGGTCAATGCCTGCGCTGATTGCTTGGTAAGCTGCGGAAGTAATATCGCCGGCGGTCTGTGGTACGCGCTTCGCTAGGTCAAGCAACTTGTTTCGCAAGTCATCGCCGATTTCGCTGTTGAGCGTCTTGATTTGGTTAAACTGCGTTTCGAATTCAATCGCTAAGTTAACCGGCGCTTTGATTGCTGACATCGCCGCGCCTGCTGTAGCCATTGCCGCCTGAAACCCTGCGACGGCTGCGCCTGCCGTGGTTATGCTTGCCTGTAGCTTTGAGAACCCTTGCGAAGCCTTCTCGGTTGACTTGTCGGTCTTCTTGCTTGCCTTTTCCAGCTTGTCCAGACGCTTCGACAATTCGCCGATTTGCTGGTCGACCTCTTTGGCACCTTCGAGCCTGACTTCAATCACTTCTTCTGAAATCTTATTCAGTGCCATCTAAATCACCAGTCTTCTTCGTTTTTGGCTCGCAGTGCGGCGGCGGCGTCTTGTTCTGATTTTAACACTATTAAGGCATCTCGGAAAGCGCCGGAAGGGTTCG